ATGAAGGTCCTCTTCAAGGACTTCGGAATCAAGAACCTGACAGATCTTAAGGAAGAGCAGTACGCTGATTTCTACGCAAAAGCGGAGGAGGTCTTCGATGCCTGATGTACACGCGAAGCTGTCGGCTTCCGGAGCCCATCGCTGGATGGCCTGTCCCGGGAGTTACAGCCTGGAGAAGGATATTCCGGACAGATCATCAGAAGCAGCGCAGGAGGGAACTGTTGCCCACAGCCTGGCGGAGGCCATGATCAAGTACAACAGTGGGGCAATCCGCAAGACTGAATTTAACCGGAAGTATAAAGCGATCAAGGAGTCACAGTACTACTGCACAGAGATGGATGACTGCATCCGCTCCTATGCAAATCAGGTGTGGGAAATCTTCAACGCGATTAAAAAGGATACATCTGATGCAATTCTGGAGTCTGAGCAGAGACTCGACTTCTCTGAGTACGTGCCTGGAGGCTTTGGCACAGGCGATGTGGTCATCATTGCAGACGGGGTGTTGCAGATCATTGACCTTAAATACGGAAAAGGAGTCCGGATTGATGCTGTAGACAACCCTCAGCTCAGGCTCTACGGCATCGGAGCTGTGACCGAGTGGGGCATGCTCTATGACATCAAAGCCGTCCGGATGACGATTATTCAGCCGAGACTTGATCACATCTCAACTGAGGAGCTCTCAATCGGAGAGCTTAAGCAGTGGGCGGAGGAAAAAGTCAAGCCCGCTGCTGAAGAGGCGCTTTCCTGCAAGGGAGAATTCCATCCTGGCGAAGTGCAGTGCCGCTTCTGTAAGGCACAGGCGACCTGCAGAGCAAGAGCGGAAGAAAATCTGAAACTCGCGCGGTATGAATTTAAGGATCCGCCGCAGCTGACGGATGACGAGATTGCAGATGTATTAAGCAAGGTAGATGAGCTTGTCCGCTGGGCAAGCGATGTCAAAGATTATGCGCTTAAATCCGCCGTGGATGATGGGATCTACTATCCTGGCTGGAAACTGGTGGAGGGCCGGTCAAACAGAATCTATACCGATGAGGATAAGATCAGGGACGTCCTGATAGCAAAGGGCTACCCGGAAGAAGAGATCTATAAAAAGAAGCTCCTCGGCGTAACCGCAATGCAGAAGCTCCTTGGAAAGAAAAAGTTTGAGGAGCTGATCGGAAATTACATCGATAAACCAGAGGGGAAGCCGGTGCTGGTCCCGGAAAGCGACAAGCGCCCGGCTCTTAATAAGACTAAAGAAGCAGCAGAAGATTTTAAGGAGGATTAATTATGGCAGACGCAACAACAAAAGTAGTAACTGGACTTGTAAGACTCAGCTATGTACAGATTTTCAGCAAGAGAAGCTTCACCGAAGGAACAGATGCGAAGTACAGCCTCTGCGTACTGGTGCCAAAAAAAGACACAAAGACGCTGAAAAAAATTCAGGCGGCGATGAAATCCGCTGCGGAGGAAGGAATCAGCACAAAGTTCAACGGCAAAAAGCCTTCGAACCTGCACATGCCTCTGCGTGACGGTGATGAGGAAAGAGCAGACGAAGCGCCAGAGTATAAGGGGATGTACTTCTTCAACTGCAAGAGCGACAGAAAGCCGGGAATCGTGGACAAGGACTGCAACGAAATTCTGGATCCTGATGAGGTGTACTCCGGATGCTGGGGAAGAGTCAGCGTAAACTTCTACCCGTACTCCGTCAATGGAAACAAGGGTGTCGCGGTCGGGCTGAACAACGTCCAGAAGCTGAAAGATGATCAGCGCCTTGGCGGTGCAGCCGCTTCCGCAGAGGATGACTTCAATGACGATTTTGAGTTCTCGGAAGACGATGATTTCAGCATTGACTCACCATTTTAAGGAGTAGGATATGACGACTTTAGGAATCGATATCGAGACCTTCAGCGCGGCAAAACTCGCAGACGTCGGAGTCTATAAGTATGCAGAGGATCCGTCATTTACGATCCTCCTGATCGGTTACAGCATTGATGGCGGAGAGGTCTCCGTCATCGATCTAACCGAGCCCGATGCGGATACCTCAGAATTTGAAAAGATGCTCTATGATCCAGGAGTCCTGAAGACGGCGTATAACGCCAACTTTGAACGGACCTGTCTTGCTCAATACTTCGGGCGCTACTGCCCGCCGGAAGAGTGGGACGACACTATGATCAGGGCGCTGTATCTTGGCTTCCCGCGGTCTCTTGACGCTGTAGGATCCGACATCGGCCTGCCGGAGGATGAGCAGAAGCTTAAAACAGGAAAAGCTCTGATCCGGTATTTCTGTCAGCCATGCCGGAGAACAAAATCAAATGGCATGAGATCACGGAACACCAGAGAGACTGACCCTGAAAAATGGGCAGAGTTCATCGAGTACAACAGGAGAGATGTAGTTACAGAACAGGCGATCAGAAAGAAACTCAGTTACTGCAGAATCCCGGACGATGAAAAAAAGCTCTGGGCACTTGACCAGAGGATCAATGACCGGGGAGTCCGGCTGGATCTTCCGATGGCTTCAACCATCGTAAAGAAAGACACCGAGTACCAGAGGCATGTGCTGCAGGAGGCAAAGGACCTGACAGGGCTGCAGAATCCGAAATCTGTTCCCCAGCTTAAAGGATGGCTAAAAGCAAAAGGCTTTCCCGTAGAGTCCTTAGACAAGGCGCACATCGAAGAGTATCTGAAGACCTGCAGAGATCCTGACATCCGGGAAGCGCTAAAGCTGAAGCAGAAGATGTCTAAGACGTCGGTGATGAAATACCAGAAAATGATCGACATGGCCTGCTCTGATGAGCGGGCGCGAGGATGCTTCCAGTTTTACGGGGCTTCCCGCTCGGGACGCTGGGCAGGAAAGGGGCTGCAGCTGCAGAACCTTCCGCAGAATCATATCCCTGATCTGAACGTCGCCCGCCAGCTTGCCAAGGAAGGCGACACGGAGATGATCGATATGCTCTACGGATCCGTACCGGACACGATGAGTCAGCTGGTGCGCACGGCCTTTATCCCGTCAGAAGGAAGAACCTTCGTTGTTTCCGACTTCTCCGCAATTGAAGCCCGTGTGCTTGCATGGCTCGCAGGAGAGGACTGGGTGCTGGATGTTTTCCGCAAAGGCGGAGACATCTACTGCGCGACGGCCAGTCAGATGTTTGGAGTGCCCGTGGTAAAGCACGGAGTCAACGGCGAGTTACGGCAGAAAGGGAAGGTTACTACGCTGGCATGTGGCTATCAGGGAGGAGTCGGTGCGCTGATCAACATGGGTGCCCTTAAGATGGGGCTCTCTGAGGATGAGCTCCCATCCATACTGGACCGCTGGAGAAAGTCCCGCCCGAAAACACTGAAGCTCTGGAAAGATGTTGAGACCGCCGCGCTGAAGAGTGTGAGAACCGGAAGAAGTCAAGTGCTCCCCCTGGCGCATGGCAGGTCCGCACTTCGCTTTGACTGCAAGACTGTGGATGATGTTATCAGCTTCCTTTCCATCAAACTGCCAAGCGGACGCAGACTCTTCTATATAGACCCACGGCCAGGTGACAAGGCTGGAAACCTGATCTACAAAGGTCAGAATCAGAAAACACGCAAATGGCAGGACTTAGAAACTTACGGCGGAAAGCTTGTAGAGAACATCACGCAGGCTTTTGCCCGGGACTGTCTGGGGCTCACCATGCTGCGGGTAACGGAGGCAGGATATGACATTGTCATGCATATCCATGATGAGATGATCATTGACTGCCCGAAAGAAGACAAAGGCGCTCTGGAAAGGGTCAATACCATCATGGCGCAGCCAATTCCCTGGGCACCGGGACTGCCGCTTAAAGGAGACGGCTATGTCACAGATTATTACAAAAAAGACTAAAGGAAAGGAGGGAAGAGCTTGAATGAGAACGTCGTTAACTTAGATGATCACAGGATCCGGTTAAAGCATGACCGGAAGATCAGCATCGCAGTGGGACAGAGCTGTAATTCCAAGGTCTGGAAGAACAAGGGAGTCTACTGGAGCGAACTGGTCAAGAAGCTCGAATCTCCTACAGTAACGCCGGAGAGCATGGCGGAGTACAGTGCCTTTAATAAGGCCCAGAAGGACAACGCCAAGGATATCGGAGGCTTTGTCGGAGGGTCACTCAAAGGCGGAAGACGCAAGATCGAAAGAGTCGGAGTGCGCAGCATTCTGACCTTGGATGCGGACTACCCGTCTGAGTCCTTCCTGGACGATATCCGGATGACCAGTGACTTTGCCTGGTGCATCTACAGCACCCACAGCCATCGCCCGGATCATCAAAGATACCGCCTGCTGATCCCGCTTAACCGAGACATCACCCCGGACGAATACGGAGCAATCAGCCGCAAGGTAGCAGAGCAGATCGGTATCGAGGAATTTGATGATACGACCTATGAGACCAATCGTCTTATGTACTGGCCATCGCATCCGGCAGACGCGCCCTATGCGTTTGAATACACAGACGCTCCGTTTCTTAATGCGGACAGTGTACTTGCTCTCTACGAAGACTGGAAGGACGAATCCTTTTGGCCGGAGTCAGAGAGGACAGCGAAAAAGCGGTCGCACAAAATCGGAGAAAAACAGAGTGATCCGCTCCTTAAAAAGGGAATCGTCGGAGCTTTCTGCCGGGCGTATTACCCAATCCAGGAAGCAATTGAAACCCATCTCCCCGAGGTGTATGCGCCAACTGGAAAGGATGATCGCTGGACATATATCCCGGGATCAACTACCGCGGGACTGGTTATCTACGATGACAAGTTTGCCTACTCCAATCACGGGACAGACCCTGCGAGCGGGCAGGACTGCAACGCCTTTGATCTGGTGAGGATCCATCTCTTTGGAGACAAGGATAAAAACAAAGTCATCCTGGACGACACGGATCCGAGGGAACTTCCGAGTTTTAAAGCGATGACAGAATTCTGCTATAACGATGACCGATGCAAGATGCAGAGGATCAAAGATCGGCAGGAAGAAGTCAATGAAGACTTCAGCGAAGAGCTGAATGAGAAAGGTGAAGAGGACTGCTCCTGGAAGACTAAACTCTCACAGGGCAAGGCGGGAGTTCAGCCGACGCTGAACAATGCCAAGATCATCATGAGCAATGACCCGATCTTCCGATCGATCCGATACAACGCCTTTAGGGGGCAGATCGAGATCACCGGAGAGGTGCCCTGGGAGCATGAGCAGTATTGGAGAGATGCAGACGACGCACATCTTGAGGTCTACATGGCGAAGAATTACGCAGAGTTTGCACACACGAAAGTCAGCACGGCCCTGACAGACTGCACAGACAGCCAGAAATTCCATCCGGTCAAAGAGTACCTGAAGCACCTGCCAAAGTGGGATGGAGTGCCGAGAGTTGAGACGCTCCTGATCAAGTATTTAGGGGCTGAGGACAGCAGCTACACGCGGGCGATCACGAGGAAGACGCTCTGCGCCGCAGTGCGAAGGATATATCACCCGGGAGTCAAGTTTGATTATACGCTTGTACTGGTAGGCCCGCAGGGCATCGGAAAGAGCACCATAGCCGCAAAACTCGGCGGCGAGTGGTTCACAGACAACCTGAGCTTGGCGGATACCAGGGATAAAACAGCAGCAGAAAAGCTGCAGGGCGAATGGATTATCGAAATACCAGAGCTTTCCGGCATGCGGAAAATGGACGTGGAAACGCTGAAGTCATTCCTAAGCCGCACGGATGACAAGTACCGCGCAAGTTATGGAAAGCGGGTGGAGAGCCATCCAAGGCAGTGCATCTTCATTGGCACCACGAATGCCGAGGATGGATTCCTCCGGGATATCACCGGAGGAAGAAGATTCTGGCCGGTGAGGGTTTACGGAAATCCGGAGTACCCGCCGTACAAGATCACGCAGGAAGAGATCGATCAGATCTGGGCAGAGGTTCGGATCCTCGAAAAGGACGAGGAGCTGATCCTGACCGGAGATGACGCAGAAACGGCAGTACAGATGCAGAAAGACTCCGTTGAGTTTGACCCGAGAGAAGGAAGAATCCGTGCGTACTTAGATATGGATCTTCCAGCAGACTGGGACACCTATGATCTGGACCGAAGACTCGAGTACATCAGCGACCACCTGGATGATGACATCCTGGATGCGTTTGAAAAAGAGGAGGGAAAGAGCGTCGAGGACGACTTCCAGATTGATAATCCGGTGCTGCCGGATACAAAGCCAAGGCAGTATATCTGCTTGCAAGAAATATGGACGGAGGCACTCGGGCAGCCGATGAGCCGTATGACCAGAACAGACAGCTATGCACTTACGTCAATAATTTCCAAACTGCCGGGATGGAAAAAGACCGGAAAAGGGAAGAAATTCCCGATATACGGATACCAGAAATACTGGGAAAAGTAAAAACCAGAAAAACCAGAGCCAAAATAGCTAGTTTTTAATCTGGTTTTCTAAAAACCAGAAAACCAGAAAAACCAGAGCGAATCAATTCTGGTTTTCGCGGAAAGCGTTGCAATTAGTGCATTTCAGCGGTCTGAAAACCAGAAAACCAAAATTACCTATAAATATATAAAAAACACTATATATACGCGTATACACATAACCATCACATAAAACGCCTTATGTGAAGAAAATCAACACATAACTGAAAAGTGTATATAGTTTTGGACAAACTCTGGTTTTCGGGTTTGCATATAAATCAAGGACTGAGAAAGGAGTGTTAAGAGTTGAGAGAGGAAAGTTACGTCGAGCAGTGGCTCGGAAATAAAGTCAGACAACTCGGATGCCTGTATTATAAGTTTGTTTCACCGGGAAATGCAGGAGTGCCGGATCGTCTTCTGGTCCTTCCGGACGGCCGGGTGTGGTTTGTCGAGCTGAAAGATGCGGCGGGAAGACTTTCGCCTCAGCAGCAGAGGCAGCATGAACGTCTGGGCAAGTGCAAGGCAAAGACCTTCGTGGTCTACGGGATGGATGGGGCGAGATTCTTCATCGATCGACAGCTCCGTCCGGAAATTAACGGAAGGGGTCAGTGATGGAGTTTAAGCCCTACCCTTATCAGCAGTACGCGATAGATACTATCCTGAATAAGCCTTGCTGCGGCCTGCTGCTTGGCATGGGCCTTGGAAAAACGGTCTGCACACTTACAGCCATAAAGAAGCTGATGTATGAGACCTTTGAGATCAGCAGAGTCCTGGTTGTGGCGCCACTTCGTGTGGCCCTGGATACCTGGACCCGAGAAAAAGATAAATGGGACCATTTAAAGGACCTGAGGGTTCAGCGGATCCTTGGTCCTGCGAAAGAGCGGAAGGCAGCGCTGACGAAGGATGCGGATATCTACGTGATCAATCGGGAGAACGTTGACTGGCTTGTGCATTATCTGAGCGATAGGAAAAAAGGCTGGCCCTTTGACATGCTGGTGATCGATGAGCTCTCCAGTTTCAAGAACCCAAGAGCAAAACGCTTCCGGGCGCTTCGAGCGGTCCGGCCTCTGATCAGAAGAGTTGTCGGCCTGACCGGAACACCTGCGCCTAACGGTTATATGGATCTGTGGCCTGAAGTTTACCTGCTGGATCGGGGAGAGAGACTCGGGAAGACGATCACTTCCTACCGGAGTAAGTACTTCCGTCCGGGAAGACATAACGGCTATGTCGTGTATGACTGGACTCTTCTTCCCGGCGCTGCGGAAGAGATCCAGAAAAAGCTGTCCGATATCTGCGTTAGCATGAAGACCAGCGACTATCTGGATCTTCCGGATAAGCGAGTGATTGATCTTCCGATTACGCTTCCGGAGGATGCGATGAAAAGCTATAAGCAGATGGAAAAAGAAAAGATCCTGGAGCTTGACGGCTCCGAGATCTCGGCCTTCCAGGCGGCCACTGTCACGGGCAAGCTTCTGCAGCTGTCCAACGGCGCTGTCTATGATGATGGAGGAGGAGTTAAGCATCTACATGATGCAAAGATCGAGGCGCTGTCTGAAATTCTGGAAGCCGCACAGGGGGATCCGGTGCTGGTGTTCGTCAGCTACCGACATGACATGGCGAGGCTGAAGGAAAAGTTTAAAAGCTATGGCCCACGGACGATCAACAGCCAGAAAGATATCCAAGATTGGAACGAGGGAAGGATCAAGCTTTTGATCGCACATCCGGCATCAATCGGTCACGGCCTGAATCTTCAGGACGGCGGGCATATCATTGTGTGGTTCGGGCTTACCTGGAGCCTGGAGCTTTATCAGCAGGCTAACGCGAGACTGTACCGTCAGGGGCAGGAAATGCCTGTCCTGATATACCGGCTGATTGCAAAAGGCACCGTGGATGAGGCAGTCGTACAGGCTTTGGAGGGGAAAAATGTAAAGCAAAATGCACTGATCAATTACTTAAAAGCAAAGAGGACATCCTGACCGACATTTTTAGGAGAGACCGTCTTTTTAGAGAGAATGAAAGGAGAAAATGATGAAAATCGAGATCGAGCTCAACGAGGAAGAACTCAAAAAAGAAATTTATAAGGAGATGGCGAAATGCTATATTCGAGAATTTTCTCCGGAAAGGAGAAAAGTAGACCGCATTGTTGCAGAACAGATTCGGAAAATTATTTATGCAGATAAGGATCGAATCGTTGATATGATTGTTGCGCGCGCGAGTCGCGAATGTGCAAACAAAGCGGTGAAAAAGATCTTGGATGCTGCACTGAAATAGCTTTTGAAAGGAGAAAATGTTGGAAATAAGAAAACACAGTGAATACAATCTGGTGCCACCAACACCGCCCTGCGGAAATTGCAGAAGAGAGCGGGTATATTGGCACTGCTACCGTGATTGTAGCAAGTGGCTTGATTATGCAGATGACTATAAGAAGTTCGTACGGCGCAGAGATGCGTTGAAGAGGGAAGAACGTGCTGGGGTGACGATAAATGACTAACTACGAAGTGCTTAAACAGCCCGGAATGCTTGCAGCATTTTTTAATAGTAAGTTTAACGGGTTCCCGTGTGGATGGTGCGGCATGAGATCTTTTGAAGAGTGTAATTGCGTTGACAGATCAACGGGATGCGGGTTTGACTGGGAAGAGAAATTCAAGACGGCTAACCGATATTCGCTGAATCGCATGGCGAAAGAAATTGACCGTGCAATCAGCGGGGCCTGCGATATTTGCCCGGTAATGGATACATGTCTTGAAGATGGGGGACGTTGCGTTGATACAATTACGGAATGGCTGGTACAGGATAACTTTATGTATGACCTTTGTATGAGTAAAAAACGGGAGGTGAACATGGCGAGACTGATTGATAGACAGGCGGCGATAGATGCGCTTATAGAACGAGACCCTAATTGTGGAATTGACAGCGCAGAGGTTATTAAAGAGTTGCCCTCCGCACAGCCAGAACCGTGCGAGGATGCGGTGAGTAGACAAAGACTTTTGAGTGATTTGAAAGAACTTGTAGCCGCATGGAAGAAATATCCTGTGATGGCAGAACAGATAAAAGGCGTTGAAGCGGCAATCGGATATGTGGAAGCAATTCCATCCGCACAGCCCCAGAGGATGCGGGGAAGGTGGGAACCGAAGATTGATAGATGGGGAGATACCTTAACCCTTACGGAAGGATATAACTGCTCAGAATGCCATGCGTGGGTAGACGGTGAATACTCTTACTGCCCGTGGTGCGGCGCAGACATGAGGGAAGGTGAGCAGGATGAGTATTAGAAAAGAACAGTGCAACAAGGTATGTAGAATACTGGATGATGTTCTGGCAAACAGGACGACAGAAAGGGATTCGCTCATTATTGCTGTAAGAAAAGCGTTTGAATCGCTTGAACAGTTAGGAAATTCCGAACGGTTGCCATCCGCACAGCCTGAGAGGAAGAAGGGGAAGTGGGTGCAAACCATCAAGCATCACAAGGACGATGAGCAGGAATACGATTATATCGAGGAAAACTGCTCTGCCTGTGGGTGCAGGCGAAAAATAGGATGGAGAGGGACAAACTTCTGCCCGATGTGCGGAGCGGATATGAGAGGTGAACAGGATGAGTGACTTGATTGGCAGACAGGCGGCGATTGATGCAATTCACGAAGATATTTTATTAAAGCCTCATAATGATTCGTGGTTTCGGGAAAATCATGAATTTGTAACGGTCGGTTATGTTGAGAGAACACTTTTGGCAGTACCGTCCGCACAGCCAGAGCCAAGGTGGATTCCATGCAGTGAGAGGTTGCCGGAAGCGAGACGCAGTGTAATTTTATCGACAAAAAACTGGACAGGAGAAGGGTGCTATTGGGAGACTACAGCGCATCATGTGGTTTGGAAAGGGTACAGATGGAACGCCACATATTGGGATGATGAGGTTATTGCATGGATGCCATTACCAGAGCCATACAAGGAAGGAGCAGACGAATGAACAAAAACACAGAAATGACAATGACAGGGATGTGGTTTGTTTTCACGTTTGCAAGCGATTCGAGTCGATTTAATTCGATTAGAAAGGAGTAATAATGACGAACTTCGAACGGATTACACAGAGCGAAGCAACGCTTGCAGACTGGTTGTATTATGGTATGAATTGTAATTGGTGTCCAGTTTGTGAGGAGTGCGTTCAGGATGATGGCCCTATTCGTGACCGCTGTTTCAGGTTAATTTGTGAATGACTGAAACGTGAAGCGTAAGCGAAAAAGTTAAGCGAAAGCGAAAAAGTGAAGCGAAAGCGAAAAAAGTTAAGCGTAAACGAACAGGAGAACGACATGGAGTTACTGAGCATGAAAGAACGACTGATGATGATCGAAGCAGTATGCGCTGACCTGAAGCCGGAAGAGAGGGCGGCCTATCTGAAAGGGCTGATCCTGGAAGGCTGGTACCGGGAAGCCCTGCAGGATAGCCCGGCGCTGCAGCCGGTTGACAGGGCTGCGACCTCTTCAAGGGTCACCCAAAGCGTTACCCATTCAGCCGTCGAAACGCCGGGTCAGGTGACCGGCAAGGGAGAAGAAATGCCAGATGTGGAAAAAAATAACAGCAAAGCGCCTAAAGCAGCGAAACAGAAATCGCATGCCGGCAGAAAGGTAACCTGGGACACGGGAAAAGCCAGTGCACTCTGGAAGGCAGGATGGTCGGAGGAGAAGATCATAGAGGAACTCAGGCTGGACGGGTCGAAGCAGCTTAGTAAAGAGCTGTTCTACAACTACCGGAGAAGACATCCGGAGGCGTTCCCAGCGCGAAACCAGGAAGGTGATACGAAATGAAATATCCGCCATGCGGCGACTGTAACTGGTGGCTGGGGAAACGGATAGATCCTAACTGCCACGATACATGTGAGCGGTATCTCCGGTGGCGAGAGGAGCGCCGAGCCGGGCAGCGACATAGGAACGAATATGATGAGTATGTTGCAGATGTGATGAGACGACACAAGAAAGGACAGCTATGAAAGTAGATGAGACAGAAAGCAAGGAAGACATGAGGGATAATGTGAAGCATCCGGCGCATTATGATTTGCCGGGGCTCCCGGTAGAGTCGATCGATGTAGTCCAGGCCGTGCTGGGTCCGGAGGGCTTCCGGAAATTCTGCCGGGGGAATGCCCTGAAGTATCTGATCCGGGCAGACAAAAAAGGCGGAGCCGAGGATCTCCAGAAGGCGATGGTCTACATCAACTGGGAGATCGAGACAGACGGAGAAAAATCGAAAGATGTTGTGAACGAACCGAAGCCTACATGGGAGGATGTTGAAAAAGCCAGTGCACTCTGGAATGCATGGTTGATCGTTGATGCGATCCTGGACGAACTCCGATTGGACGGCAAGGCTCCGACGAAGGTGCAGTTCTTGGCATATATGGTGCAGCACCCGGAGAAATTCAAGGAACGGGGGTAGGAGGTAACCAATGCACAAGATTGCGCCGTGCAAGGGATGCACATGGTGGCTGGGTAAGCGGATCAGTCCCAACTGTCACGACACATGCCAAAGATTTTTGGGTTGGCGGATGACTGTTCGGAAGGATCGCAGGCACCGGGAAGAGATTGACGAATACATTTCCGACGAGATCCGGAAAAAGATCCGACACCGGAATTTGAGAGGAGGGGCGAAGTGAATGAGGAAGAACTCAGGAAGATCCCAGGAATATGGAGGGACATCCTGCGAAAGATTGAGCGCTTGTCTTACCTGGAGGCCAAGGCGGAAACCATCCCGGCGGTTGTCCCGAAGGAACGTGTGTCGTGTTCCCCGGTCGCCCGGGGAAACCTTGCCGCCGACCTTGCGATTGACCTAAGTCGGGAAATTGCAAAGGAGCAGGAGACGCTTAGAGAGCTACAGAGTAGGGCAGAGGAGATATTCAAGGGGTCGTCCTCCTTGGACTTTGATGAGCAGCAGCTACTGAAGCTGCGGTACCTGTACTGCATGAACTGGGAGGAGGTATCTGGGTATATGTACATGACTAACAGAGGCGTTAGAAAAATGCATTCGAGAGCACTTCGGAAAATTTTCCACGCACACGAAAAGTGTTCCTCATAGTTCCCCCTGTTTCTGTGTTACTATGTATACTGGAAAATGCGAGAGACGGTGAGGGAAGTCTTTCGCACGATCTCCTCCTTCCAAACAGATGCAGTATAGCGGGAGACTGACGCAACGTAATGCGTTAGCCTCCCGTTGTCGTTGATGGTTAGACACTTAGGGGCTCCGTTACCTGGAGCCCTTTTGTTATACCCCGGCCGCCCCGATCAACGATACAGGGTACGTGGGTGATTAAAGGCGTACATGCGAGCGGCCGGAAATAATTAGATAAGCAGGGGTGAGGTAATGGCGAATGAGAAAAACTTAATACCCTTCACATCTGACCAGAGCCGAGAAAAAGCCGTGAAGAACGGCAGGAAGGGCGGAATAGCTTCAGGGAAAGCAAGAAGACGTGCAAAGTCGATCCAGGAGATGACGAGGCTTGTGCTGCAGCAACCGCTTAGCAGTGAGGGGAAACTGAGGGTCAAGAACGGAGATCTGGATCTATCGGGCATCGACGAAGATGATGTCGTTGGGCTGCTGAGCGTGGTTGTAGGATTGTTTTCTGCCGCTTCTGAAGGCAGCAGTCAGGCGGCGGAGACACTCCGAAAATGGTATGACGGTAACCGGGTGCGGAAGAAGGAGCGCCTTGAACAGGAAAAGATGGAAGCAGAAATTGGTGCATTGAAAGCAAAAATAAGAGCCCTTGAGGGCACAGAGGATGACACCTCAGATGACGGCTTCATGGAGGCTCTTAGAGGCTCCACAGAGGATGACTGGAAGGATGATGACGATGACCCTCCGGCATAATTCGACTTTTCGGTTTCGGTCCTTTTCCCGGCGGCAGCGTATGGTCTTGAACTGGTGGATGGCCGATCGGTACAAGGAGCAGAACGGGATCATAGCGGACGGAGCAATCAGATCGGGGAAGACGGTATGCATGTCGTTATCCTTCGTCATGTGGGCGATGGAGCAATTCGACAATGCAAATTTTGCCTTGTGCGGAAAGACGATCGGATCGCTTCGGCGGAACGTGCTAATGACCCTAAAGCTCATGCTCCGGGGAAGGGGGTATCTTGTTGAGGATCACAGGGCTGACAATCTGCTTACAATAAAACGCAGTGGCAAGCAGAATTATTTCTACCTCTTCGGCGGAAAGGATGAACGGTCGCAGGATCTGATCCAGGGCATAACATTGGCGGGGGCTTTCTTTGACGAGGTCGCTCTGATGCCGGAGTCTTTTGTCAACCAGGCTACAGCGAGGTGTTCCGTTGAAGGGTCGAAGTGGTGGTTCAACTGCAACCCCTCGGGGCCGCTTCATTTTTTTAAGCAGAACTGGATCGATCAGCGGAGACAGAAGCACCTGATCTACCTGCATTTCACGATGGATGACAATTTGTCGTTGTCGGAAGAGATTAAGAATCGGTACCGGGGTATGTATTCCGGCGTCTTCTACAAGCGTTACATTCTCGGCATGTGGGCGCTGGCCGAGGGCCTTATCTATCCGATGTATCAGGAGGCTCTTGCTGCCCCGCCTGATGGCCCGATGGATGACTATGTGTTATCTATCGACTACGGCACACAGAACGCCTTCGCGGCTATCCTGTGGGGCAAGCGCGGCCCTGTGTGGTATGCGCTGCGGGAGTATTATTGGTCGGGCCGTGAAATCGGTGTGCAAAAGACTGATGATGAATACGGCAGTGCTCTCGATGCCTTTGTTGCGGATGTGTGGGACGGACGAAAGAACCAGGTGCCGCCGCGGAAAATAGAAACGATAATCGACCCGTCCGCGGCTTCCTTCATTGCGTTGCTGCGGAAGCGGGAATGGTGCCGGGTCCGGAAAGCGAAAAATGATGTGCTGGACGGAATTCGGAACACTGCTGCTGCTATGAAAGAAGGCCTGATTAAAATCAATCCGAACATGGAGCACACTGTGAAAGAAATAGAGGGCTATGCCTGGGATGAAAAAAAGGGTGACGATAGACCGATAAAAGAAAACGATCACGCGTGCGATGCTATCCGATACTTTGTAGAAACGAAACACCTCATGAAACGGAGAAACAATGCGAACTTATCAGGATTTAATCGAAATTGAAGAAAAGGGTGAAAATCTGCTTGATTTTGTCCATTTGACGATTTGGCAGCACCGGGGCTCTAATATTTTCCGGACCGCGCAAACGGCGGCAGAGGATGAATCAGCAGACGCAGAGAGAGCAGAGCGTGAATCTCTGGCTGCCGACAGACACAAATTGGATATAGTAATCTGGATCCTTGCGATTGTGATCGCCTGGATCTTTTTAATTGGCTGACGACATGCTGAATCGAGACTTTGTAAATAACTATCTGGGGATTACTGAGAGTTACAAGATGCCCGCGCGCATGATGGAGATTTTGTTCAATCCATCGGAGAGAGAGAAGCTGTTCGATGCGTTCAGCGCAGAAAATCCGGATAAATCCACAGATTGGTGGACGGATTATTTTCAAGATGAGCAGGGCGACCGGAATGCATTGAAACAGGATTTCACGCCGCACTCAATTTGCAAGATTGTTGCGGAGATGACGCCGCCGGCGGACAGTTTTGCCGATGTTTGCGCCGGTACTGGTGGACTTACAATCGCACTGCATGACAGGTTCCCAGATGCGTATTTCCATTGTGAGGAGATCAGCGAGAGAACAATTCCGGTATTGCTTTTCAACCTTGCGGTTAGAAACATGCGCGCTGAAGTGATATGCGGTGATAGCCTTGAGCAGACGCGGAAGCACGTTTACAAAATTACGCCGGGCGACCGGTACAGCGACATTGAAGAAGTTGATGATGTTACACCGCAGAGGTTCGGCGAGGTTGTCAGCAATCCGCCGTATTCTATTAAATGGAATCCGGATGCTCACAAAATGGATGAAAGGTTTAACGGTTATGAGCTTGCGCCGAAAGCGAAAGCAGATTACGCGTTTATCCTGCACGGGATGAGTTTGACAGCCGACCGTGCGACCTTCATTCTGCCGCATGGGGTTTTGTTCAGGGGGCAAAGAGAAGGTAAAATCCGCGCGAAACTGTGCGAAGATCATCGAATCCGCACTGTTCTGGGGCTGCCGGACAACATGTTTTTGAATACAGGAATCCCAGTTTGCATAATGCAGATTGCGCCAGAAATCAACGAATTGTTGATAATTGACGCTGATGATGTATGCACAAAAGAAGGAAAATTAAATGTCATGCGTCCGGAGCACATTGAAAAAGTTCTGGATGCAGTCAGGGCGCGGAAAAATATTGATAAACTCTCCCAGATTGTGGAATGGTCAGAAGTTGAACGCAACGAATACAATTTGAACATTCCGCGGTATGTGGATAAATTCGACCCGGAGCCGCTTCCGGATATTGTGGACGTGGTTAAAGAGTTGAAATCGTTGAATAAAGAAATCGAAGAATCGGAGAGGGAATTTTATTCGATGCTAGATCAGCTGATCGGAACAACTGAAGATACGCAGAAACAGTTGGACGCGGTGCGGACGATCATGAAGGGTGGGCAGTATGAATTTAAACTACCATAAAATGACGAATATATACGATATCGCAGAAGTGGAACGCGCTGTGAATGGAAAGATTTATCCATCTGGATGTACGTTGATGCCACTCAGCGCAGCGCAATCCAGCCCGCTTATTTACCACGGCGCGCGCGGGCCGGTTGAGACGCGATATGCAGTTATCCAACCGCACGAAGATGTCAATCCAGAATATTTGTTTACGATCATAGAGCGCGCCTATCCGAGGTTCAAGGCGAAGTACATG